CCCTATTACATTAACATCAAAGTGTTGAACATCTGGAGAAATGGTAATTTCTGTATTGTTTCCTACAAGGATAAATGTTGAACTAGTTGGTGTAGTTCCAAATGAACCTGGTGTACTAACTGTGTCGCCCTCTGTAACATATTGTAACTCTTTTACAATATCTCTTTTAGTTGTAATGTTGTGTGCTGAAACTGTCATATTATATTTCTACGAAACCACAATATAGAGAAGTATTTATGTCTTTACTTTATAATAGAATATTACTAGTTCTCCTTGAGATATAGGAGTATAATCATCTTCACCGTTAGGGTCTATCCTATTAAATGTAACTTCTGAATCCTCAAAGAAAGCAGCTTCACTATTTGCACTATCGCTCTTTACTAGTCTAGTTCCGCTATCAGGTGCTAGTGTCCATAATATACGATTAACCTCATCTTCTAATTGAGTCATTATTGTTAGTGTTTCTCCTTGTATTTCTATTAGTAATTTAAATGACCAAGTATGTTTATCATCTCCATTGAAATCCATGTTGGCATCTTTTACCCTTTCTCTGGAAAACAAGTTTACCCTTATTGAATTTAAATGTGCATCATCTTGACGAGCCATGCTATCAGGTGATTCAGTATCACTTTCAAACTTTGGTGTTATACTGCTTGTGTTACCTGCTGTCCAATTTGTTTGTAAGTGGTATCTAATTGTTTTGTCTAGGTTTTCCCTAGTGCCGCTTAAATTAGTAAAAAGTACAGCCATCTACACATACCACACAGTTCCCCAACGATGCTCACTTGCTGGAGCTTGGTCTTTGTAATTCATTAATAGAACCTTTATCATATCTAGTATTTGTGGTATAGTCATTTCGTTTTCCCTATTTCCTCTATTGCGGAGAATCTCTGAACCTACTAGATTTGCAATATCCCCAATAGCTGTAGGAACAGTAGCAAAATCTTCATTTCTGTTAAGAATATTATTAATTAATGTAGTTACTGTATTTTGAATTGAAGCTAATATCTCAGGTGTACTTGCTTTAGTTCCACCCCATGCAAGTTTCTGGATTTCATCTGTGCTTCCGTATTTTGTCATTGATAGTGTTTATATATACAATAATAAATAGAAGTAATACTCATGTATATATTAGAAATACCTATAGGAATGGAATGGTTTCGTCAAGCAAACAAATATATAGAATCACTATACCATCAAACTGTTGATAAGTGGACAGGTAATGTAATCATAAAAAAGACTGATGATAAAGGATTTGAAGATGAATTTGACTCCATAATTAAACAAATGGGATTTTAATCCCTATCTAAATTTATTTTCATCATAGTATATTCTATCTCTGATTACCCTATCCTCTGTGCGGAAATTCTTATCGTGATATAACTTTATTCCTGGAATGCCTGTTCTTTTTGGGTGATCTTTAAACCATCTGTGCATCTCGTTTATTATTTCGTGGTCGCCTCTCCACAAAGAACCATGTGATAATGAAGTTTCACTTTGTATATGTCTAAAGTCAAATGGTGCTTTGAATATTCTAGGTCTAGGCATTTCTGTTACTTGTGGGTGTGATTGGAATACTGGAAAACATTGAGCATCTCTTGATTGCAGTTCGTGTAGAGTATCTTGGAATGAATCATCTATTACAGCGTATTCATCTGAGTCAAGTACGAGCATATAATCCATATTGTATTCTTGGGCAAGTTGCCAGTATCTATTTCTTTTATCTACCTGTGAATTATCATGTAATTTGATATAATGTATTTTTCTATATCTTGATACCATCATCTGAACTAATACCTCGTCATATGACAATTTATCATCTCTGTTTTTATATCTTCCATCTATTAGGAATATTTTATCTACATTTTTATAAAAGCCATTACTTGATAGTATCCTTTCTAATCCATATGGATCATCAAATATGTTTAGACCTACTCCTAATTTATACATAAGGTTTATATGATACCATAGTATATAAATATAAATAAAAAAGTGATTAGAGTAATATTACTCTGAATCTTTCTTGGCTTTGGTTATTGCATAATCTATTGCAAAACCTGTAGTTAGTCCAATCAATACAACTGCGATAGGATTTAATCCTGCAATCGATAGTGTTTGTCCTACTACTATTCCCGCAAAAATTGCTGGAATTAATGCACCTAACAGTTTCTTTATCGAATAAGGTTCTTCACTATTGAGATAACCTCTAATAGTATTTAATCCTGATCCGATAACAGTTCCTGTTACTGCAAGGAGTAATGGTTCTACCATGTCTATTATGATTTTAATGTGTATATAAACTCTATGTTATTAGTATAATATCCAATAGTGATTTGAGCCTCTCTTTCTTATTTACTTTTGCCATACTAAACTGCCTCTCTGGATACTGCTAATCCTGATGTAAATATTGCTGCTAATAGAGATACTACCAATATTTGATTTAGAGTAAATTCAACGTTGAAAACTGTATCTGCGACATTACCACCAATTAAAGGACTGAAAAATGCAACCCCAAAATTACCACCTATTCGAGCTAAAGATTTTACAAATTTAGAGCAAGGCATATAATAGTATAATAAAAAAAGAATAAAAAGGAAGTGATTCTATGCTTGTATTGAACTTACAATGACGTAAGTATTTGCATCTAGAATGTCAGCACCAATGCGGTGTGTCCAAACTATATCCCAATATTGTCCTTTGATAGTTTTCTGGAGTTCTAGTTCCATATCTCTCTGGGAAGCTAATGCCCAAGATTTGCCCTTTACACAAACCAAGTTTCTATATGCGTTAGCATTGGTCAATAGTTCGTTTGTAACCATTATGTCAATACCGTATATCATTTCTAGTTGTCCTAATCTTGTTACATTTGCATTACCAATCATTGTGTATTGGGTTAATCCAGAAGCTGTCATGAGTGATTCAAAAGCTCTTGGGCTAATGAAAGCAATCAAGTTGCCTGGGGAAGTATCTTGACCAAGTTGTTCCAAGTATCGTTTTGCGAAACTTAGACCATCTTCATCAAATTCTCCACACGCATCTTCAAGTGTTCCTGTAGTAACTGCTGAACCATCTGAGCCACTAATATGATAAGGTGCTGTTGTAGTTCCACCAAAATCATGATCTGTTGCTGCTAGGTCTTGTACGATTAGTTTATGCTCGTCACGCATTGCTTCGAGTCGAGCAGTTTCTCTAAGTGCGTTTAAGAAAGCACCTGGGAAATTTTCTAGTTCTGACTTTTCTACGGTTTGTCTCCAACCTCTTACTGAACATGTTACATCAACAGAAGTTAATGTGTGTGTTACAGCAGTTATGTCGGTTGTTGGACTTTCAGTAATAGCACCTGCATCTGGCACAGTAATTTTATAGAATCTTGCTGCACTTTGTCCAGTTGGGATAGATTGGTATTGACCAAACTGTCTAACTGGTTTTGAGGTCTTACTACCGTATTGAATGGATATTTCTGTTGAAGTAATAGTGCCTGGAATTGTTCCAGAAGTAGAGATTGCCTCTTGCACTTGACCATTTGCAGTATTAACTGGAATGGTGTGTGCTTGAATCCAACCCTCTTTATCTATTTTCAATCTACCGTATCCATTTTCAAATACTCTATCTAAGAAACTTTTGGCATCTTCATCAGTAAATTTTTCTTCCAATCGCTTATTTGCGGTTTCAGAAACTTCACTTTTTGGAATCCATGCTTCTTTGATTTCAGAGATAACAGCTTTAATTGTTTTCTCGTTTGAGCTTTGAATTTTTTCAACGACTTCATCTACAATTTTACTTGTATCGATCTGTTCAACTTTTTCGGTTACTTCTATTTTTTCAATAGGAGTTTCGTTAGTCATAAGTAAACTCGAATTAATATCTTTATCGGAAGTAATTATCTCAATGCCATTTACAAACTGTTCAAATTCTTTTGGAAATTCTAAACTAGGACATATTTTTTCTATGACTACTAGAGTTGATTCTGGAATACCTGGAGTCTCTACTATTGATAATTCTGTAGGTGCTGAAAGTACGGGTGCTTCAAAACAACCTTTACCCTCTGGGTGACATATCTGATTTTCTTTCTCTACACTTGCACCTATTGATACTTGGAAAAGATGATCATCTATATATGATTGAAATTTTTGATCTGTTATTTCTGCTTCGTAACGAACTTGTCCTTTTTCTGCATCAAATGTAAATGTTGCAGTTCCTATGATTCCCTCTGCGGATTGGTCATGATTATATCGAAGTGGAACTGTAACACCATCAAATTTTGCTAATTCTTGTGGAAAATAGAATACTCCATTTCTAGATACTCTGGGCATGATTGCAAGTCCAGTAATCTTTTTAGCCATGATTTCTTTCCATTATATAGGACATTAAGAAGTAATTGATTCTACTATTCTTTTCAAATATCCCTGAGGTTCTTTATCTTGGATATATTTATTTAAAACACCAATTAATGAGGTAAAGTCTTTTCTTCCTGTTACTAGTATTTCTTGTACTATTGGTAGTTTAGATTTTCCTTGTATTTTATACTCTTGTAATATAGGGAGTTTAGATTTTCCTTGTATTTTGTTTGTGGAAATTAATTCAACTATACCATTAAATCTTACTAGTGATTCTACTAAACTAAATCCATTTCCAAATACTTTAACCTCTATTATTTTTGGGGATTTTAATGTTCCTTTGACTCTAGTAGAAAATGCTATCTTGCTTATCTTTGTGTTAAATATTAATTTTTTCTTTGTAGAGCCTGAATCACTTGCGGGAGTTGCAGTAACACTAGTTGTATATGAAGAATAACCAGCAATGTTTTCTGCCCTAACACGAAAATAGTATAATATACCATTAACCAATCCTGTAATTGTGGCACTTGTAGATGTAGTTACACCATCAGCAAATGTAGTCCAACTTGAATTATCTAATGAATATTGAACTACATAGTCTATTATAGCAGAGCCACCATTATTAGATGGTGCTGTCCAGTTAAGTAGAGATTGAGCATTTCCACTAGTTGCAAATAATCCAGTTGGAACACCTGGAACATTAATATCTACTGAATAATTACTTGAATCGTAGTTTAGATATGTATAGGTCAACCGATATACACTTCGCCAGTAAATTTAAATTCTGAACTTAATGGCTTTTTGCTATCTAATTTAGGAGTCCAATATACAAAAATCTCTCTAACTTCATTAGCAGAAAGTGTTTCAGGATACTCAAATTTCAGCTCTGTGTTTGATGTCTCGGCTTTGATATTATGTACACTCCAAGTTGGGTCAATGTTTTTCATATACATTTTGTATTTTGTAGTTCTTCCTAATTCTACTCTGCCCAAATCTAGAGCTTCTAATGTATAGTTTCCCTCTGGGTCAGAAAATAATCTAATCATCTTTTAAACCTCTAATAAATGATAATATCTCATCAGTATTCTTTTTCTTTTCGGCTCTGTCTAATTCTTCCCTCATGTTAACCATATTTTTTAAATCTTGCATTGCCGTATTTACTTTCTCCTGTTTATCTGTAAAGGAAGTATCTTTTACTGTATCGTTTGAAATTGTGTTAGTTGGTGTGACACTAGTAATCGGTAACAAATCTTCCATATCTGCTTGGTCTATATCAAGTCCTGTGGTTTTTGACAAGTATCTTCTTAACTCTGATCTCTTGATACCGTTATCTCTGTATAATGTAAGTGCATCTGGAACTGTCATTTCTGCTTTACTTTCAAATTCAAATACTAGATCTATATCTTCTGCTTTTGTTTTGTTACCTAATGCTCGTAGATAAGGAATAATAATTTCGGCTTTGATTTGTATTGATAGCCTCTTTTGTATTCTTTTTACCTTTCTGATAAGAACGGAATCTGTACTTTCTGATGCTGCTCTTGCAGTAAATCCAGCGTTAAAGAACTGTAGTGGGAATTTAGAACCAGGCTCTAATACATCTCTTTGCAAGTGTTCAATGTAACCTGCAAATTGAGCATTTCCACTAACCTCAAATTTCTCTACTTTAAATGCTTTATCTGTAACTATCTTCATTCCAGGCTTTGCCTTTTTCAAAGCATCTGCTTGTTGTCTAATGAAATCCTCTCCTGCATCTTCAAACTGGAACATCAATAAAGGACTAGCATAAGCGTGGAATATCTCTGCCATACTGTTCTCTATTTGTTTCATTTGGATAAGTGGAGAATCATAAGTAGTTCCAGTTCTAGGGTCTAAATAATCAGATAATATAGAATGAAATATTCCTCTACCCC